TGTAACCATAAAAGATTCGACAGGTGCAAGCGAAACGTCATTGCATCACTTTACACTTGAAAAGGTAGGTGGTGTTGCCATTGCCAGTGCAATCACGACACTAAGCACAATAGGTGCAGTAGGTGCAAACGTGTTCACATTCGGAATCGATACTACAACCAACACGGATGAACATCGCATAAACGTCACATTCACAGGTGGCACTTATCCCGATGCGTTTTTCATTACTTCATCACTGCAATATCAACAATCAAAAACCACATAAAATGGATTCAATCAAAAACTCAATGCGCTACATCCAGCTAGGAATCGCAACAAAGAAGGAACATAACTATTCATTGCGCAAATGGCAGCGCGTGTTATGGTATGTTACGCTGTATACATGGCGCATCTTTCTAGGACTAAGTGTTATTTTTTTAATCTATAAACTCATCTACTAATGGCTGAACCTATTGTACGGACCTTTCAAATTGACACAGGATCAAGTGAACAAAAATTAAATGCACTTGGTAGTGCTATTGATAGCGCAGACAACGCTGGCAAATCTTTGAAGGCTCAGTTGCGCGAATTAAATCAGCAGCTTGCTAATACTGATCCACAAACGCAGAAGTACCGTGACCTTAGTATCGCGGCGGGTGAACTTAAGGATAGGATGCAAGATGCAGCGCAAGCTGTAGGTACACAGGCAGGTGGTGCATTCGAAAAGGTTAGCGGTTCCATTGGACTTGTTACATCACGTTTATTTTCATTAGATTTTCAAGGTGCTGCGGAAGGTGCTAAATTATTTGCACAGAATGCTGGTAGTATCAAGCTAAAGGATGTAAGCGAAGGTGTAAAAGGTTTGACTTCTACGCTGGGCACTTTAGGTAAGGCACTGTTGACAAATCCTATTTTCTTACTTGGAACTGTTTTAGTAGGAATCATTTCAAACTTTGAGGCACTTAAAAATTCGGGCGGTGCATTGGGTAATTTCTTTACAGGAATATCCGATTCTGTTACATTTCTTAAGGATAGTTTGCTTGCGTTATCCGATGCGATAGGATTAACGAATACTAAAGCAGCCGAGCAAGCCGAAAAAATTAAGCAACAAAATAAGGAAGCGTTAGATAATGTAAAGGAATATGCGAATACTGTAGGTAGTGATGTCGAGAAAAAAAGTCAACAAATCCTACAAGCTTCAGGAGGTAACTTAAAACAAGCGCGTGAAAAGTTTAAAGAATACAGCGATCAAGTTAAAGTATTAAATGAAAATTTGATTAATGAGTTCAATCTAATTGTTGAGCGTGGTGGTAAGTTAGATGAATACCAGCAACAACGTTTAGATGCTGCTATTAAAGAAAATGCTGCATTTGAAAAAGTATTGACTGATATAAATAAATCAATCACTGAAGCAGACCAAAAAGCGCAAGACGATGCGCAAAAACGCGAAGAAGATAGACTTCGCAGACTTGAAGAAGCAGGTCAGCGTTTATCTGCACTCAGGGGTAAAATATATGAGCAAAGCCAAAAGTTAAAAGCACAAATTGAAGCTGACCAAACACAACCGGATAGTGCGAAAAGTGGTATAAGTGATTTTGATGCTGAATTAGAAGCACAGCGAAACGCACAGGATTTCAGTATTCAGTTAATGCAGGAAGGTGTAGATAAAGAGATTGCAATGGCTGATGCGAAGTATGCAGCCATGCGCGATGCTGCTAAAGGCAATGCTGAACAGCTTGCAATTATTGCACAGATGAATGCGGATGAAGTTGCGCAAATTGAAAAAAATGCGCAGATGCAAAAGTTAGATTTTGCAAAGCAAACGCTGGATGGTATAGCTGCTATCACTTCAGCATTTGGCAAGAATAATGAAAAGACTGCAAAGGCAGCATTTAAGGTGCAAAAGGCAATCAGTATCGCACAGGCAACCATTAGCACATACGAATCTGCTAACTCAATTTTTAACAGCACAGCAAAGAACCCAATCACTGTTGCCTTTCCGGGTGCGCCATTTGTAGCTGCAGGTGTTGCAGTAGCAGCTGGTCTTGCTAATGTTGCAACAATCGCATCACAACAGTTTCAAGGCAGTGGTTCAACACCGGGTAATAACAACACAACTCCACCTTCATTCGGTGGTGGTGGTAACGAAGGTACGCAACCAGCAACGTTCAATCCATTTGCTGCGCAGTTTGTGACAAATCGCCCTGATCAATACTTACCACGTGCGTATGTGTTAGCAGGTGATGTATCAAGTCAGCAAGAAGTACGCGAGAATGTAGAAGACTTAGCACGTATAGGATAAAACAATATATATTTAAATCATGGAAAAAAGAAAAGTAGTTAAGTGTGTAATCGACGAAGAAGGTCGTTTAGGAATTACCGCAATGGGCTTAGTAGATATGCCAGCAATCGAAGAAAATTGGATTGCATTGAGCAAGATACAGCTTGCCAAAGTCGATGACGAACGCAGAATGCTATATGGACCTGCATTGATACCTGATAAGGAGATATTGCGCTATGACGATAAGGGCGAACCATACTATGTGTACTTTGAAAAGGCAACAGTCCAGGCAATCGCGCATCAATTCTTCAAAAAGAATCTGCAACATACCACTAACCTGCAACATGAAATACCTGTAACCGGTGTGACAGTGGTGGAATCATGGTTGAAAGAAGGAAAGAATGATAAGAGCATCCAACTTGGCTTGCCTGATTTACCTGATGGTACATGGTTCATCGGAACCAAAGTAGATGAAGACCATGTATGGAATGATGTAAAGGAAGGAAAGGTAAAAGGTTACAGCATTGAAGGCTTCTTTAACGAAGTCGGTGTAGCTATGAGTGGCGTTAAAAACTACGAAGCAGAATTGGTTTTGGAACTAGACCAAATACTTGCAGGTTTGAAAAAATGATATATATTTGCCAAACGTTGGTTATATAAACGTCATAAGAGATTTAGGTTTTAGATTAAAAAGTAGGGGCAAACGAGCCCCTATTTTTTTTTACAGCATGCAGGCACGCGAATATTCCGCTACTGTCATCTTGCTTGCTTTTGCATTTTTCATCACAGCCTTGTACTGCTTTTCAGTTAGACGAACTGAAATCTTCTTCGTCATAAACTCAGGGTTTGCTTTCATAATATGGGTATTTATTTATACTGCTAAGATAAGACATGTGGCTACATGTAACAAAACGCTGTTTTTGCTACTATACCCAAATATCCAAACATGTCGAATATTAAAGAACAAATCAAATCCGTATTCAATAAGTACGGCATTGATCCTTCAACAGTGGGTATCAAGTTCGAAGAAGAAGCTGCTGCAACAGAAGTAAAGTTTGCAGTAGAAGGTACTTTGAATGATGGTACTAAAATCTATTCTACCGCTGATGAGTGGACAGTAGGTGTGGACATCTTTACTCAAGATGCTGAAGGAAACCCAGTGCCTGTACCTGCAGGTGAATACCTATTAGAAGATGGTGTGACCAAAGTAGTCGTAGGCGAAGATGGTCTTATTGCCGAAATCGAACGCGAAGAACAATCTACCGAAATGAGCAGCGAAGACTTAGTTGCTGTTATCGGTAACTTGTCGGAGCGCATTGCTGCACTTGAAGTTGAAAAGACTGAACTAGCTGCGGCAGTAGAAACTGCTAAGAAGGATGCAGAAGCATTGAAGACTGAACTTGCTTCAGTTAAGAAAGCACCTGCTGTACCTTCTGTTAAATCACAAGAATTTAAAAAGAATGCTGCTCCGGTTGTTGCTTCGAATGGTTCATCATTCAGCGACTTCATGGAAAACATCCGTGCAAAAAAGTAATTAATCAAAGAATAAAAAAGTAAAGTAATATGCCAAATCCAGTTCTATTAAACAACACCTACTCAGGACAACTGGCAGGTGAAATTGTAGCAAAGGCTCTGCTATCTAACGTATCAACTCAATACGTTACAATGAAGCCAAACGTACCATACAAATCAGTAGTACGTAAAATTGATGACACTGTAACTTTCGCTGCAGGTACTTGTGATTTCACTCCAACAGGAACAATCAACTTGAGCGAGCGCGTTTTGACTTTGGAAGAATTCCAAGTTCAGCGCGAAATCTGTAAGAGAGAATTATTCACCGATTGGTCAACAGCTGATGTAATGAGCGGTCGCGTAAGCACGCAAATCCAAGACGCTATCATTGAGCGTTTGGTAAATGGTATTGCTGCTGCTAACGAATCTGTAATGTGGAATGGTGTTAATGCCACCGCTGGTCAGTACGATGGTTTCTTGACTTTGATTAAGGCAGGTGGTTCAGGTGCTGTATCTGCAGGTTCAGGCGCACTTGATGCAACAAACATCATCGCTACCATTTGGGACATCATCAACACAGCAAATTCGGCTGTTAAGGGTGCTGCTGAAAAGCCAGCTTTGTACATGGGACAGGCTGCTTGGGAAGCTTATATGCAAGCACAGATTGCTGCTGGCAACGGTTGGTACTTGACAGGTGGTCCTGAAGTATCTAAGCGTTTCGTAGGTATGTACGAAATCTACGTATGTCCAGGCATGGCTGCTAACAACATCGTGTTCTCACAAAAGAGCAACTTGATGCTTGGTACTTGGCAGGAAAACCAAATGAATGAAATCTTCATTTTGGACATGCAGAATCTTGATGGTTCACAGAACGTTCGCTACGGTGCACGTTTCTACTTGGGTGCACAGATTGCAGTTGGTGAGGACATCACCTACTGGGGTGCATAATCAATAAATTAAGAAGGGGGTGTAACAGCCCCCTTTTAACCAATTAAAAAAATAATACTATGGCTTGTGAGTTGACTACGGGCTTCACATTAGGGTGCCTCGAAGGTATCGGTGGGGTCAAAGAGGTTCTTATTACTAACTACACCCTAGCGGATGGTAGTGATTTCATGTCGGGCGTAACCTTTGATGGTGATGGTTTTGTGACTGGCTTGCCCGGAACAGTACCTGCACCTGTAACAATCTATCGTTATGTTCCATTCCGCAATTCGGGTTCGTACATTGAAACGGTGCAAAAGAATTTGGAAACAGGTACACTGTTTTTCTCGCAGGAAGTTGGATGGACTTTCGGTAAGTTGAACCAAGAAATGCGCAACGAGTTTTTAAATGTTGCCAAAGCAAAAATGATTGTGTTTGTTCGTACTAATGACGATCAAATACTTTTGGTTGGAAGCACTGAAGGAGCCCAGCTTACTGCAGGTACTGTTCAATCAGGACAGCAAAAAGCTGATTTGATGGGTTACCAAGTTACTTTGATTGCAGAGAACCTTGTTCCTGCAAGTCACTTGGAACCATATGCTGCAAATGAAACACCATTTCAAAACTTCACGGGTATCGTTGTAAATCCTGCCTACTAAGAATTTGTTTTCCGTTTTTGTGTTCTTGTTGTATTGAGAAAAGGGCAGGTTATTTATGACTTGCCCTTTTAATTTAAAAAGACTATGATATATTTACAGACCGATACACCTGTACAAACCATCTACTTACAGCTAGATGAAACAAGGCAGTATTTTGCCACACCATTCACGCACTACTTGTTTATTTTGACACACGAAGAAAATAGCACAACCGGAGATAAGCTTGCACAGGTAGCGCAAATCGTGAATGAGAATGTGCGTATAACAGAATTATTGGTTACAACAGATAGACTGACGCTAGCAGGTAGATATCGATATGATGTCTATGGTCAAAATTCAGGAGCCAACCTTAATCCAAATAATGCAAGTGTAGTTGGTTTATTGAAACGCGGCTATGCTGTTTTAAAAGACAATACAAGTTGGTTTGATGTGCCAGCCATAACTATTCCAAACGATATAATCTATGAACCATAACGAATCAAATATAGTTTCTTTGAAGCTTAGCGAGTATGTTGCTAAGAGCGATGCAGAAAAGGTAGACAGAAAGGGATGGGTTAATTACGGAGATGCAAACGACTTTCCGCAATACCTACGTGACCTATCGCACGAATCACCGGTGCATGGTAGTTTAGTTGTTGCCATTGGTGACATGATAGCTGGTAAGGGTATTCAATCGGAGCAATACCAAGCCGAATTAGATGCATTAAACATAGATAGCTTAACCTATGCATGTGCGCACGACTTAAAGTTGTTTGGTGGGTTTTATATCGAAGTCATTTGGAGCAACGACAGAACGGTTATATCTAAGCTAAACGCTATACCATTTGAAGAATGTCGCATTGCAGTCAATCAAGAGGACGATACTGAAATAGGAATCTTTCACAGCTACGATTGGACTAATACACGTAAGAAAAGAAACACTCCTGAATTTATACCGAAGTACAATTATTTGACACGTGAGCAAGAGCCACGTCAAATCTATTATTGCTTCACTTACACCGGTAGTGATGTCTATCCACGTCCTGACTATTGGAGCGCGATTAACTACATCGAATTAGATAAGCAGATTTCAATCTTCCATATCAACCAAATTTCAAACGGTCTTTTCCCTTCTACTATCATTAACTTCTACAATGGTCAGGCAACACCTGAACAGAAGCAGCAGATGATGATGGATTGGGAGAATAAAATGTCGGGAGCTCGTAACGCTGGTAAGGTGGTTATGTTCTTCAATGAGCGCGATCAACCTAAGACCGAGATAACACCATTCCCTGTAAACGATGCAGACAAGCAATATGCATTGATGAATGATACAGCGCAACAAAAGATTATCACTGCGCATCGTGTGACTACTCCGCTTCTTTTCGGTATTCGTGAAAACACTGGATTCGGTAGCAACAAAGATGAAATGGCTGTCGGTTTGGAGATATTCAACAAACAAGTAATTGAGCCGTATCAGGCAAAGATTAATTACAGCTTAGAAGAATTGCTTAGCAATCAAATGCCCGGTGTAACCTTTGAGATTATACCAAACACACCACTTGCTGTTGAACAGGCTGAAGCTGTTGTGGATGTAACAGGTGGAACTACTACCGATGTGGCTGCTACTGCTTTAAATGGTGCGCAGATTAGTTCACTTATTGACATCGTAATGCAAAGTTCAGCAGGTGCTGTACCTGTGAGCAGCGCAAAAGCAATCGTGCAAGCTGCATTCCCGACATTGCCAGCCGCTACTATCGATGCAATCTTTGCCGATGTTTTACCCGGCTCATTGCTGCCTACGGAAGTGATTCAATCGAGTGTTGAGTTAAAAAAAAAAGATGACAGCACAGCAGGCGATGCGCTAATAGCATTGGGTGAAGATGCTAGTGAGGATTGGATACTTATAGACAGTTACAACGCAGATGAAGAAATTGAGCATGAGTTTGCGGTGCGTACAGGTGCGGCAAGACCAGCAGCAAAGAGTGAGCAGGATGCGATTATCGATGGCAAATACTTTATTACTCGTTACGTTTACGCAGGTAGTTTTAGCCATCCTGATATGCGCCCATTCTGTAAGAAAATGATAGAAGCAGGCAAGCTGTATCGCAAAGAAGATATAGTTTCAATGGAAAATGTAGCAGTCAATCCGGGTTGGGGCCCTGAAGGTGCAAACACATACGACATTTGGTTCTACAAAGGCGGTGGTAACTGCAAACATTTTTGGGAGAAGCGCGTATATGTAGATGCAAGCGGTGCAAAGATTAATCCTAATGATCCTGATGCGCAACGTATCGCAGTGAGCATGGCTGAACGTATGGGCTATAAAGTGCGAAATAACTCACTCGTTGCAAAGCTTCCTGAGGACATGCCCTATAACGGCTTCCTTCCTACAAATCCTATTTACGGCAATCAATAAATAAAACTATGGCTGAAGTCTTACTAATATCCGAAAACTACGTGAAGAAGTACACTACCATCAACGGTAGTTTAGATCCAAACCTTCTTTACCCATCAATCTATTTGGCACAGGACAAATGGCTACTTCCCTTTTTGGGAACTGACCTTTTGAATAAGATTAAAAACGATGTTGCCGCAGGTACAATAAGCGGTAATTACGAAACATTGCTGGAAGATTACATCCAAAAGATGCTACTTTGGTGGGTTATGGTGGATGTTACACCTAACCTGTGCTATCGCATGGACAATGGCACACTGGTTCAACGTCAAAGTGAAGACACTGTGCCCGTTTCGGACTTGGTCATGAAGGATATGATTGACCGCGCACGCCAAAACGCGGAGCACTACACCACTTTGTTAGTCGATTACTTGTGTGCGAATAGCAGTTTATTCCCTGAATACTCAACAGCGCAGTGGCCTGACCGTTCACCACGTACTGACGTGACCAATACGCTCAATTATCAGTTTTCATCGGGCAATACTGCTACCAGCTTTCGCCCTACTTACTCACGTAACATCCTTAATCGTATACCATGAGTGATAAAAAAACACTGAAGCAAGAATACACTGAACGTTTACGCAAGTATGAACGTGAACTATCACTTAAATTGAGAAGCAATGTCAACAAAGAAGCAGACAAAACCAAAAAGTGAACAGTCAAGTATTACTTACAAGTTGATTCGATACAACCTTCAGCTGTTCGATGGCTTGTGGTCAATACCGGTAGCATTTGCGCTGTTCATCATTGCAGGTACATTGAGTGCCGAATACTTTGGCGATGCGCTCATATCTACCGAATACGTGCAATACATCGTGCTGGCTTCACTCATCATGGTATTTGCCAACTTCATTACGTTTTTGGGAATCCGTTTAAATTTTAGGGCATTGCAACGCGAAGTTTATAGTAAGGAAATTAAGTATGAACTAAACACCTATCTAACCACATGGCAAAAGGTTGTCTTATACCTGCTGTTATATGCATTCTACTTTGCTTCATTCCTGTTTATTTTACGCATGCTGATGACGGCTACTGCGTAAGGGTAACAGCTTCATCATTTGTAGGTGTAAAGGAGAAGGGCGGCAATAACAAAGGTTTTAACGATGCTGCTTTGCAGGTATTGATGAAGCAGGAAGGTTGGTTGCCCGGTTATGCATGGTGTTCCTTCTTTGTCATGGCTATGCTCAATGAATGTGGCGTTCCAAATACAATCACAGGCTGGTCACCTACTGCATACAACCAGCGCGATGTGATTTTTACTGACGGTAAATTCAAGCAATCGTACAGCGATAAGGATGTGCTGGTAATGACGTTAAGTTATTCCGAATTCAGGCGCAAACGTTTCAAGGGTATTGGTCACACTGGCATCGTGGATCGGATAGGCAAGCATTCAGTGCGCACCATTGAAGGCAACACAAATGAACAGGGCATGCGCGATTCAAGGTCGCGCGATGGAGTGTATTACAAGATACGCCCACTAACTAAAAATCTACACATAACGCGATGGGGAAAAACACAAAGCTAGTTATCGCAGTAGCTGTTGTAATTATCGCGCTGACTATCGTGTTCAGCGTGCGTAGCTGCAATAAGCCCGTAACAAATCCTGCTATAAAAAGGTTACAAGACATCAATGATTCGCTCTACCAAATCATTGAAACTAATAACGCTAAAACGGACAGTCTATTCTTGAAAATTGACAGCTTGAAAATCCATCAGGACACAATTATTCAACGCCAACAAATCACTAACGAAATCTACCGCAATGAAACTTACAATATCCTTTCTGCTTCTCCTACTAACGCCACTAATCAGTATAGGGCAACCCTCAAAAAATCGGACAGCCTACTTAAAGCAGGATTTTACACCCGAACTTACAACCTACGATCAGCAGCTTTTCAATCTCAACTTCAATAGCATGATGTATTGGTATCGGACTGCGTTTGACATCGACAGCTTATACCAAATGGAACGGCTAAAAGTTACATACTATGCAAAGATTACAGGCATACAGGCAACGAGTTATGAAACATTAGCGGAAATCTACAAGAATAAGCAAAGCATTGAAAAGGCTATAAATGCGGAGAAAGATGCGGAGATTAATAAGCTAAAAAAAAGCAATAGACGGTTAATAATTACCAACACAGCACTCACATTAGGTATCACAGGACTAGCTTTTTCTACTATATATTTTGCAATCCTATGAACATGGCATTTGAATTACGTGATGTTATTACAATTCTCGGTGCAGCTATATCACTTGCATCGCTTTATTTCGCTTTGAAGCGCAGTGTTGACAAGGTATCTGGGAATCTTGCCAGTATTGAAACGTTCCACAAAAGAGAAATTGAAATGATTAATGACGCAATTAAAGAACAAAAGGCTGAATTGAATTCAAAGAATGCTAAGCTGGAAGGGAAGATTGATTCAATTCAATCACACATAGCGCAAATCAGCACATCACTTGCTGAATTGAACGGCTATTTGAAGGCTAAATAACAACCGGTATGGATAAAATAGGTCGTGAGAAGTACCATCGTGAAATACATGATGGAACAGGATACCTTGCTCATCGCGTTCGCGCAGTGATTGAGAAGTACAAACTAGACATGACGCTGGATTCACTTGAGAAAACGTATCGCAGGTGGGTTGCAAACCTAAATACAACAGAAAGTAAGCCTGTTAGCCAGCTAAACAAGTTGGACAATCATTTAGGTGACTTCACCAACATGATGAATGAGTTGATTCCACAAGAAGCGAATCCGCTTGACCTGCCACCATCACAGGAATCAAACTACAAACCTTACAAGCTTCCTATAAACCACAACAACATACTGCTGCTGTCGGATATTCACGTGCCGTATCACAACATTCAGGCATTGACGCTAGCACTTAAGTATGGTTTAGATAATGAAGTCAATACTATCCTGCTCAATGGTGACATCATAGACTTTTATGCTATCAGCCGTTTTGAGAAGGATCCACGTAAACGAAACTTTGGGCATGAAGTCCTAATGACTCGCCAATTTTTAGGCACGCTGCGCAAGCTATTCCCAAATGCTGCTATCTATTACAAGTGCGGTAATCATGATGTGCG